TATTAGTCTTGTTATCGTATATATTCTTAAAAAGTGTGGTCGAGCAGATCATGATTATCTTGGTGACTTGGTGGAGACCAATCATCTGGCTTTACCAAATCTGGTAAGCCCAATGGATTAGGTCTAGACTCTTTCACTCCAACTTCCTTTGCCATATTTGCTTTCAAAACTTCATCCCATGCTTTATGAGCATCTACACCAAATGCGTCAAGTGTGCCAATAGCCACAACGCATAGATCTATAAGACCATCAACAATTTCTTCTGGATCTGCGTTTTCTACAGCTTTGGCTGTTTCGTCAAGTTCTTCTCTTAAAAACTTGACACGAAAATCTAGAAACTTTTGTAATAGTTCTTTTTCATTGTTTATTTCACGAATTGCAACCCAATCATGTACTCCATACTTTTCGTGCATATCGTAAATATCTTTTACCCAGTCTTTCGACATATGTGTCTCCTTCAATTTTGTATATTATATCACGTTTCGTTGCGATTGTAAAGGAGTATTTTCTCAGCTTTACCAACAACCCACGGATCTCTAAGTGGGAGCATTGCTCCGGTATCACCATTCCAATCTTTGAATGCTTCATCATAAAAGTTAATATTGCAATCATCTGGATTCTCTTTCTGTAAATCACGTAACTCATTAGCCCAACGCTGCCAAGTGTGGTCATCAACAATATTATCATCCATTTCATAATAGATATATGAATGAACAAGCATTTGCGCTCGTCTCTGTCTTATCTTTTCCTTTATTGTTTGTTTATACAAAGAAGTCCTCCAACGATGCTTTACGTTCATGAGTCCAGCCAAGAGCAATTAGGATTGGTTCAATTGGATCAAGAAACGTCTTTTGGAATTGTGTTTCGTAATCAATGTAACGATCAAGCTGTAGCTCTGGTGGCAGAAAGTCTTTGAATGATACGACATTTTCACGCAATGGATTAGGTAGTTTGAGATAAGTAAACTTGACCTTGTCGCCATTCTTGATAGTCTCATACTTGTTTGTGAGATTACCAGTCAATGCATTGTTATGAAGAATAGCACCACGGACGTGAATTGGTGTACCTTTGGCATAGACATCTTTTTTACGAACCCATTTGTTGATATCTGATACGCTACGTGGGAATGCGACCTCATGAGCTGGCAAAGTAAAGAAGTGATTTCGGAAATGACGAATAGCTTCTTGAGTCTTATCTTCTGAACCAGTCACAATTACCTTGAAGATCTCTTTCAAAGCCTGACGACATTCAGATGGAGTAGAAGACTTAATGGCTTCAATACCCATGATCTTAAGTTTTGGTTCAGCGTATTGAACACCTTCAGAGTTATGGACGTTAAGAATATAGCGTTTCTTGGCAGTCCAAATACCGACATCTGCAATTACCTCACGACCCATCTCCATACGTGGGCGTGCGCACTGAAAGTGATCAAACATTTCTTTGTATGAGTCTGCAATCTTGGGTTCGAAATGTTCTTGGCAGATCTGATCAAGCCAAGCAACTGGCTTCTTTGGATTAAACTTTTTGACTAATGGACCAAAATTGATGTACAATGAATCAGTATCGATTGCAATCACATAATCGTTATCAGTTCCAAGAAGGTCATTCATTGTCTTATTGACCGTTTGTTCAGCCCAGCGAATAGCTGTTTGACCAGTAAGTGTAATAGCTTCAGCCATAGACACATCATTATACCGGAAGTACTTATTACCAAGTGCGCCATAAAGACTGTTCATCATAATCTTAATAGCCATTTGCTGATTTTCATACCGGTTCATATCACGTTCAATACGATAGATTTCTTGCTTTTGACTTGGATCTACACCCTGACGTTCTTGTTGAGAAGCCAACATCTTTTTCTTGATTTGAGAACGTTCAGCATAATAGTCAACAATAAGGTTTGGTAGAACACCAAACTTGTCTTTACGAAATGATACACCATTGGCAGCAAGAACGTTTTCAGTTTGAGGTCTTGGGTTACTACGACTAAGACATGAGTCTGGTGTAACACCAAGTGTATGACCCTCAACAATAGTCTCTGGAGACATATTCCATTGAACAATGATATTAGGATACAGTGAATTCAAATCAAATGACACAACCCACTCATGGAGACCAACTTGTGGGACTTTGACATAGCCACCAGCAAACCCATGATCAGGAGTTGGATAAGCAGAGTTAACACGTATCTTTTCAACGTTTGGATATATGTTGTCTTTGGCAAGTCTACGATAGATGATAGTATCCCACATCGAAGTAGTACCAAAGGCATCCATATAGTTTACACCAGCTTTGTAAGCAATAGTCATAACCAAAGTGATAAGACCCATCTTATCTTCGAGACGATCTACCAGTTCAACGTCTTTAATATTATAGTCAATGAACTTTTGAAAGTCAGCCTGATATAGACTGTGAAGTGAAGAGTGCTCTTCATAAGAGAGTTTCTTTTCACCAAGTACAACATGTGAGATATGATTCAATGAATACGATTCTTGTGGGCCATAGGCATATCCAAACTTTTTGAACATATCCATATAGTCAAGAGTTACAATACCCATGAGTTCATAGGCTGTAAGTTCACGGCCTTTGAAACGAATCTTACGTTCACTTGGTTGATTGCCCCACGGAGACAAACGACCTGAGATACCTTGGCCAAGAACCTTTTCGATTCGATGCACCATGTATGGAATATCAAAGCCGCGTACGTTCCAGCCAGTGATTACGTCTGGGCAGTGAGCAGGTGAATTCCACCATTTGAGAAAATCAGAAAGGAGTTCAAGTTCACTATTGACTTTACGATAGACGACTGTATGATCTTGCATAACGCTATTAGAAACATTATAGTCTTCCATACCCCAGACAAAATAAGTGTTATCAATATTGTTTTTACAAGCAATAGAGATAATTGGATACAAAGCATCGTCAGGTTCTGGGAATCCTTGGTCAGACTGAACTTCGATATCGATTGTAGTAATATTGATACGGTCTCTATCAAACTCAATTTCATCAGGCCAAGTTTCAGCAATATACTGATTTGTAAAGTTTGAGTTACCGTAGATGTTGAATGAGTCTACACCTTCCATTGATTGGAGGTGATCTCTAGCAGCCCGCATAGACTCATATAGTGTTGGCTCAATATTGCGACCATCTAAGGACGTATAGCCAGTGGCGCGGGCAGAATTATGAAATAGTGTTGGCTCATACTTAATCTTACGCATGACTGGTTGACCGTTGTCATAGCCACGATAGAGTAAGTTATTGCCAAAGCGGTTAATGCAAGTATAGAAATTCAAATCAATATCCTCATAATGTAAGTATATTATAACACACTTTTCGCAATTTGTAAAGGAAAAAGAGCCACACGAGGCAGCTCTTTTTTAACAATTTAGGACAAGGCGCTGTTTTCTTCTTCAGTATATGGCCACATTAGATTAGTATCCCTTTTCTTTGAAGTTCTCTCATTCTCATTTCGAGATCAACATGATCTGTCGACTTTGAAAGATACTTAGTTACTGGATCCATCCATAAGTTCTTCCACCATGTTTTAATCACGGCTGAATTCCTTACCAATTGACTGAATTGCTTTTCTATTCAATTCAGCAAGTAGATTGTGATAGTCTTCTTGTCTATACTCGCCACAGTTGATCAGCTGTTGTGCAACATGCTGATTGGCCGCCGCTTGTCTAGCGAGAATGTAACCAACCATTATACCTTGAAGTGTATTTTTTAACCCAGTCCAGAGTCCTTCAAGCAGACTCTTTGAGTAGTTTAGTGCTATTGTTGTCATTTGTTTCCTCGTTTGAACCAATAGTGATTTTACGAGGCTGCTTCTCTTCTGGAAGGATAACTTCTAGTTTGACAGTTAAAATTCCGTCCGTAAGATCTGCTCCAGTTACTTCCGTATACTCGGACAGCCTAAATGACTTGCTCCAGTTTCTAGCACTAATACCTTTATGAACATACTTATCTTGTTCTCTACGCGCAGGACGATCACCTCTGATGTACAAGACGTGGTCCTTTACTTCGATATCAATATGTTCTTGTTTGAACCCAGCCACTGCAAGCTCAAGTGTATACTTGTTAGTATCTTCTTTTACTACGTTATGTGGTGGATAGGTATCTTTTGCCTGCTTGTGAATATTTTCAAGTTCAGCAAAAATGTGGTCGAAACCTAAAAAAGCGTTACGCGGAAATGCGAATGTTCCAGTCATATGATTCCTCCTATTTGACTAGCAAGGTTAAATGGACCCGTATTGAACGGCATCCTATAATATATATAATACTTTTTTTCTAAAAGTAAAGGGTTTTCTAAATTTATTATTTCTTTCTATTTTTTCTCGCGTTTTTGCGTTTAGTAGATCCTTTTTTTCTTCTCCCTTTTGGAGGTCTGTTCTTGTGTGGCCATGGCATTACTTAGTACCTATATTGTACTTAGGACACAATTGCCATTTATCTTTATCCTTATAAGAAATGATTTTGATTTGTCTTAAAGGAGCTTTGTCTTTAGACTGTTCTGAGTTTACAATAGTAATAAGTCCCCAGTCAGATAAGAGTGTAGCTACAGTATTACGTCTCTGTAAATCATTTTCCATAAGATTAGAGGGTTTGCCATCTAGTAAAAACAGCTCTTTAAAGTGAGTGATAAAGTATCTGCCCTGTTTATGCAAAATATGGCAAGATTGATACAGAATACTATCTTTTCTTGATGCGACACCAATTCGAGTTAGTGTTTCGCGCACCTTGAGAAAGTCATCAGGTTCATTCAAGGACACTTCCAGCATCATCGCTGGGGTCCATTCCTGAATTTCACTATTTTGATTTTCCACCTTTATACACCTTTTTTGTTAGTTCTTCAAGTTGCGCATCATTTAGTAAGGTGAGAGCTTGGCGGGCTTTTTCGTTGCTGTAACCATAGTATTCTTTGACCGTCTCTAAATCGTCGGTCTTAGTCGCTTTCAACCACTTACTGAAACGCTTTTGTTTCCTAACAATATTTATAAGAAAATCAAATTGGAGGCGTCCATCTAAGTGGTGATGGCGATTCATTTCATTAGCTAATAACACGGTATCGTAGAAATAAGACAGACCACGATTAACCATAAATCCATTGTAAGCTTTTTCAGCTATATCATCAACCATTATATCTTTTTTGGTCGTATTGATAGCATTTAGATATTCAAATGGGTTCATTTGGTCTTTCCTCTTGGTCAGGATGCCAGTGAGTCACATCACCAGTAAGCCAACCAGTCTTTTCGTCATTCACAAAAATATGCATACCATTATAGGTTACGCCTTTTGCAGATACGTAGTATCCTTCAAAGGTACCGCGCCAACAACCAACCGGTTTGAAATAGTACCAAAGGCGTTGACCTTCAACAGGCATTTCTTCACTAGTCTTTTTCCACATTAAAACCAACCTAACTTTACGCCATTATGAACGATGATAAAAAAACAAGCGACCAAATGAGTAAGAACCCATGTTGTACGCAAGATAGCTGCAATGTCACTTTCATTATTGTCTCCTATTTTTGAACCGATTGTTTTAGCCCAAATCCGCCAGGATTTTCTTAAACTCATACAAATTCAACATTGGCCATGACTTCAGTAAGACAGGCAACTGTGTTAAGTTCGTGATCAGCTACAAATGCATTCTTATATTGGTATTCAGCCAAAATAAGAACCAATTGCGGGATAGACTGCGGCTTAACGTGTTGGTTCATATTATCGTAAAGACCACGGAAAATAGCTGGCGGATCCATATCCATATTATCTGCCACCCATTTACGCATATCTTTGAACGATTTATCTTTAAGAGTTTTCATAAGAGTTGGAAACAAATCAGTACTTCCAGAGTTAGAAGATAAAGCTTGAAGTGTTCCAGTCACAGATGAGCGCTGAAGTTCGTTAAGAACTCTTCGCCAATCTGGCATATGCTTCATAATGATAGCAGCAATAGTATCCTTATCGTAAGTCACATTCTCTTGAGTCAATATTTGCTCAGCCCTTTTCATAAAGAGACCGGCACAATTAACTGCTTGCGCTTTTGATGGGAAACTAAATTCATATACACCACAACGAGAATGAAGTGGTTCAATGACTCGATTCTTAAAATTACAGGTTAGAATAAACCTACAATTGTTTGCAAACTCTTCAATAAAAGCACGAAGAGCTGGCTGAGTTGATTGTGGATTAAGATAATCAGCCTCATCGAGAATAACTACTTTATATCCACCTTGTAGTGATACAGTAGAAGCAAATTGCTTAATCTTACCACGCAATGTGTCGATATTGCCCTCTTCTGAACCATTGATAAGAATCCAATCAAGGTTCATTTCATTACAAAGAGCTTTAGCAACAGTAGTCTTACCAAGACCAGCAGATCCAGTGAAAAGCATGTTTGGCAATTCACCTGTTTTTACTACCTCTTTGAAAAAGGCTTTAAGGTCTTGTGGTAAGATTACGTCTTCAATAGTTTTGGGACGATACTTTTCGACCCATAGAAAGTCATTAGACATTCACAGTACTCCATAATAAAAATATATTATAACACATTTTAGTGTGTTTGTAAACCCTATTCTTCAATATCTGGAACAGGCTCTGGTCCAAAATATTCTGGGTTTTCTTCTGTCTCTTCAGTTTCTTCTGGCTTTGGCATATTAACTTGAGCAAAGGCAGCAATCCTTTCGCGGACTGCTCCAACTGAAGCTAGTTCATTACCTTTGAAGGCGCCTCTTTCAGAACAGGCGTCAATGATCTTTACAACAGAAAGTAAATCATTAACATTAAGTTGTGGTGCGTCCATCAAGTTTCTCCTTAATATGTTTGACACGAGATCTCATCCAAGAAATAGCAGTATTGATATGACCAGTATCTTGCGGTTGCAACTGAGACTCAGCATATGCAATT